GTGTGTAATACAAGTATTGCCCATGCGCTTCCATTTGTGTCTTTAGTGTATGGCATGATTGGCACAATGATTGAAATAGGTTGCGCTTAAACTTATCATTGCTTTGCCTATGCGGAAACACATGATCAATGTGTTCTGCCTGCACCACTTTACCTGCACATAAGCAACCAGCGCATAAAGGCTGTTCGCTTAATTGTGCCGACCGTTGCTTTTTCCATGCGGCTGTTGAATATAGTTTGCTGTTAGCCTTACCCTTTTCGGTTATGCCACCACCATGATCAACACAAAAACAAGACCGCGTTGTTTTCGGGTTGTTACATCCTAATTCGCGGCACTTATTATTTTTTGGAACTGTTGGCAACTGGATTAAGTTTGGCTAATACTAATAAAACTGTTTGTTCAACTGATCCATCTTTAGCATCTGCTAATGCTTTTGCTACATCGGCTGGATCTAATGTGTAACGCTGTGCATCTTCAACAATGCTACGGTTAGTGCTAACAAGTTGCTTAACTGCGGCTTCAACTGCTTTCATGGTTTTCCCCTTACTTTAAGAATGTTAATTTATATATTGTGCTGTTTATTAGATTTAAAATGCTGTCCACTTCGTTTTGCAATTCGCTATCATTACCAATTACAGAACGGTTAAGCGTTACATAACCTGACAATGTTTGTAATTCCAATAAGCCTGTATCGGCCGGTTTAGTATATTCAACAGGGTATTGCACTAAACCATGTTTGCCTTGATAGGATTCAATTAAGCCATCGGTTAATTCAACCACTTCATCATAAAATGAACCTAATGCTTGATGTTCGCTGTAACTGCGTGATTGCAGGTGCAATATGTGTGTGTTGGTTGCCGCGTGCAATAGTGTTAAAAAGAACGCACCAACTGTTAATTGCGCTTCGTTAATAGTAAATGTCTGTTTCATATTTCGCCCCTTAAAATCTTTGTTGTATGTTCAAGCAATTCTGATTCTGTTCCATACTTTTGTTCAAATGTCTTTTGGCCTGCGTGCAATGCAACGCCATGTCCGCCGTTTGTATGATGTAAAGGGCATAATGGTATGGCTAACAAGTAATGCGACCTTTGTGCCATGCCAACACCATGTCTTATATGATGAATATGCGCCATTGTAAAGCCTAATCCCTCACGATGGCAAACTATACATCCAATCTGACTTAACTTATCGTAATGCTTGCGTTCTGCTGTATTCATTTAATCCTGCAACCATATATTGTGTTCAGCCGCCCATCGTTCTACGCGTGCCATAAAATCGTTTAATTCAGCCACATTACAATCAGCCGTTGATTTTAATTCGTAAATAATATCACCGTTTGATTTTTTATATTCATTAAAACCCAACCATTGGGCTTTCATGCAGGCTTTCCACCATAAAGCAGGATGATAAAGCCCATCGGCGGCCGGCACATTAGCGGCAATTTCAGTAAACAATAAATGCAATCGGTTGTTTTGCGGTAATGATCGCTTTGGCTCTTGGCCACATTCTTTACACTTTGCCATTGTTTATTTCCTGCGCTTTAGCCTTGGCATCGTTGGCTATATCAAAATAACCATGATTAGTGTTTTTATTTGAAAGCCCGTATTTAACCGATCCATCTGCTTTGTAATACTTAGCAATAAACCATTCGCCCGATTTGATGCAATAATTGTCTAATTTAAGCCATTTCATGCGCTAATGCTTCCTGTGCATATTTCAAACTAATTTCCGGAAAATTTTGTGGATTAGCAATGATCCGTTTTGCCCATGCCTTGTAATCTGTTTTAGGCTTCAACTGATCGTTTATGTATTTTGATAATTTATCAGCCTGCGCCTTATTAACTTCGTATGCTGGTGCTGGCAATGCAACAAAATCTTGTATGTTGTTTGTTACGCAATGCTTTAAAAATTCATCGCATGATGGTGCGTATGTGTATTTTGCATCCAAGCCTGCCTTTAATCTTTCAACGCTTATTCCCGATAATTCCAATGCCCATGTTGCTTTAGCGTTTAAAATTCCAATGTCTTGTCCGCTTGCATCTAGTTGGCCAAGTTTAAATTTATCAATAAAAGTATTTCCAAACCTGCCATGTAATCTTTGAAACAATCTTTCAATCCATTCCATTGGTAACGGTTGATTATTCATTATTGATCACCTTTAAATTATTTTGATTAGTTAGCAATGAACCAAAGGCTGTTCTAGCCGCCGCTTCCCTTGCATCTTGATATGATGGTTTATTGTCTTTAGTAACCCATGCGGCTTCAAATCCTGCCCATGTCTTTTCGCAACATTTGATAACGGCTTGTTCAGCAGTCCATCCTAGTTTATTTGCTTCCTTAACCAATGCGTTAAAAACCCTTTCTGTTACCGGTTTTCTTTTTCTAATGGCTAACCATTCAGACAATAATTCCGCAGGAATTGGTGGAATGTATTTAATTGGTTTATGGTTATTGGTTAATGGTTTATGGTTAAGGTTAGGTTCGCTTTGATTTGGGTTATCAGAATTAACCGATTGGGTTTTGTTCTTTGTTATGATTGGCTTTGCAGGTCTGCCACCAAGTTTGCCATTTTCTTTATTTTTTCCTGCTTTAGCATGAAATTCTAAAATATCAACTTCAATCCGGTTATGAACATAGCCTTTTTCAGTTAAATCAAAAAAATCAGCCAAAACATTTTGCACTAAATTAACCATGTCAGAACCCAATGATAACCGTCTGATAACCGATTGGGTTTCCTTTGGTATTGGATGTTCATCAAGGTAATACCAATCAATTAAACTGCGATATATGTAATGTTCAATTGGTGTTAAATGGGTTGTGTCTTTGCGATAATCGGCTATATTAAATTTATAATAGTGCATTTGCTTGCCCCATAAAAAAAGGACTTCACCTGCTAACTCCACTTTTTAGGTGGTTGGTAGAACGGTCTTAGTAACCGCCAGTTAGCATGTGAAGCCCTACTAAAGTTAATCACTACCAAGTGATTTATGAATCTTAATTTAATTAAATTTATTTTGCAAGTAATTATTTATTGCGTTTTTTGCTTCATCAAAGCCATAACAAACAACGGCCGGATAACCCATCAATGTTGCCGCACCCATAAATTGCTTTTGACTATCAGACACGCGACCGCCAGCCGCTTTCATTTCAATCCATAAACCATGATAACCGTTTATTGGTATCATTAAGAACAGATCGGGAACGCCGGCCAATACGCCCTCTTTTTTTAATTTAACGGCTGTTCCTATATTCCGAACACCGCCATTAGGTATAGCAAACAAATAATTTGCATACTGGCGATGCTGAAGCCGAAACCAAGTTATTACGGCCACCTGCTCTTGATGCTCTGTCATGCGGCACTATCTTTAAAATAAATGCGTAATGTTTCAATCAAACTAAATTTGGCATCGCCACCTTTAATGATCTTGTCCAGCCGGTAACGCTGGATGCCTAATTGATTAGCAATTGCGCCAATGTTATATATTGGATCTTGCAATTTGCGCCTTACATAATCAAAATCTGATTCCATAATTATCCCCATAAAAGTTGCATTATACCCATATTTAAACTATTTTTTAAAATAATTGAAAATAAATGCTAATAATGATTGCAATGATCTTAAATATCATTAAGATAGGAACTGTGCTAATTACGCACTAACGGAAACTTAAAGGAAATTAAAATGTTTACATATATGAAAATTGTTAAAAATTTATATTTAATTTACAAAAATGATGAATTTATTACGGCAGTTTCATCGTTACCCCACGCAAAAATGTTTTGCAATAATTTAAACAAATAAAAATGGGGCGCAAGCCCCTATTTGGAAACTTAAAGGAAACTAAAATGGCTAAAATTACATATGATGTTGTTGTTATTGATGAATGTGGTGATGAACAAATTTATGGTTCTAATTACCCGACTGAAATAGATGCAAAAAAAGCATTAAATGAAATTTTTGAAAATCATTCTGAATTTTATGGTGGATGGGTAGAACCAAACGCTAGAAGTTTATATGAACAAGAATGGCAAGATCGTTTTGATAACGATACAGCCGATTTGTATTAACTTGGAAACTAAAGGAAACTAACATGAAATATGTCCGCCCTGTATTTGATGATGATTATTCAGAAAATACCCCCGTCAATCTAAAAGATCTTGTTGAACAATTTTTAATCAACAGCCACAACTTATCAGATTATGTTGATGAAACAGATTTGATTGCCAACCAAGTGCTTGTCATTCTTTACGATGCTAACGATGATAAATTAGGCCGCATCCGCGACATTTACAATAAACGAATCCGCGATCTAGCATATTTTGTTGAAGCCAATCACGATGTTGATGGCTTTGCCCGTTGGATGGTTCAACAAGTAAAGGATTGGTAAAAATGAAAGACTACAAAAACCTAGTTGTAAAATCTGAAACAAACTGGCTTAACATTGCTGTTGAAACTGTTTGCTTTGTCGGTAGCATGATTGCCATAGGCTTTTTGCTTTGCTTGTTGGCTGTTTAACACTAAAGGATAAAACATGAGTTTTGAAAAATTAAGCAGTATAAATGTCAATGATCGCGTTGAAAAAAAAGATGGCTTAAGTTATTTGTCATGGACTTGGGCTTGGCATGAATTCAAAATTGCTTGCCCCGATGCGACTTACAAAATAATTAAAACCGCCGATGGTTTGCCATATTTTGAAAGCGATGCTGGCGTGATGGTTTATACTGAAGTTACGACTGGCGGCATAACCCATGAAATGTGGTTGCCAGTTATGAATGGCGCAAATAAAGCCATGAAGCGTGAAGCCTATACTTATACAACCAAATTTGCAGAAAAAAGCGTTGATGCGTTCACCATGTGCGATGTGAATAAAACTATCATGCGATGCTTAACAAAAAACCTAGCAATGTTTGGTCTTGCGCTATATTTGTATGCCGGCCAAGATTTACCCGAACCAAGCCTTGATAATGAAATAACCGAATTAAACAATTGCACTACATTGGCAGAATTGCAGGAATCTTATTTAAGAATTATGCCGTTATTCAAAGATAATCGCGCTGAACTAAAAGTAATTACCGCAACAAAAGATGCCATGAAAGCCAAATTAACAAAGGATGCCAAATGATCATTACTAGCCTTTACAAATTAGCACCACCAAGCCCACGCCTTGTTGAATTGCGTGAAAAAAAAGTTGCCGCCTGCAAACAAATGATGGGCGAAAAATGGCTGTTTGCCAAACAAATTGAACGAAAGGATGCAAAATGACCGAACAATTACCCGATGATCAAATGCAACTCCTGGTTGCGGATGCTGTGCGTTATCGTTTCCTGCGCGATGTTGTGCCTGCAATCATCAATGATTTACTTGCCGATGAAAATTATGATTGGGATAAGTTTGTTGGCTTTGAATCTATTTATTACGCAAAAGGCGATGGAACGGCTGAAGCAAAAAATGGCAAAGATTTAGATGATGCCATTGATGCTGAACTTGGCTTATTAGTTGATCGTGAAATTGCAGAAAAAATAAAGGAAACAGAATGAACGAAATCCAAGGATCGGATGAATGGTTTGCCGCCCGATTAGGCAAGGTTAGCGCAAGCCGATTAGCCGATGTATTAGCCACCGTTAAAACAGGTGAAGCAGTAACGCGCCGAAACTACCGTATGCAACTGGTTTGCGAACGCTTAACGGGGCGCAAAGCCGAAACCTATACCAACGCCCACATGGAACGCGGAAATGCGTTAGAACCGCTTGCAAGGGCTTCGTATGAATTAAAAAAAGGTGTCATGGTTGATGAAGTTGGTTTTGTTCAGCATCCAACCATTGAAATGACAGGTGCAAGCCCCGATGGGTTAGTTGATGGCGGCAGTATTGAAATCAAATGCCCAACGCCTGCTAATCACATTGAAACCGTATTGCGCGGAACAGCCCCAAGCCAATACTTTGCACAAATGCAATGGCAAATGGCTTGTCTAGGCGATGTTTATAAATTTGTGGACTTTGTGTCCTACTGCCCCGATGTGGGTGAAGATTTGGAATTATTTATTATCCGCGTTCCACGCGATGATGAATATATTGCAGAAGCAGAAAAGGCTATTATTGCTTTTCTAAATGAAGTGTCGGAAACATTTAATCAACTAAAGGAATTAAAATGGCTATAACTCACGAACTAATTGCACGCGGCGAAACTTACAAAGACAAAGATGGCAATGATAAAACACGCTGGATTCGCTGTGGCGTTGTAATGGACACCAAATCCGGTGGCCAAGCAATCCATCTTGAAAGCCTGCCGATCAATTTTGATGGCTGGTTAATGATGAAAGAACCTATGCCAAAGGAAAATCAAAAGCCTTATAGCAAATCGGGTTCGGTATCTGAAAAACCTATTGATGAAATTGAATCGGACATTCCGTTTTAATCAACAAGGGCGCAAGCCCTTTAAGGAAACTATATGTATATAACTGAAGAACAATTTGATCTAACCATTGAACGCGCATTTACACGCGGCATGGATTTTCAAAAGAAAAACCAAAAGGAATTGGAAAATACTTGGTTTGACATTGGTTACAATGCGGCATTAAAAACGCATGGTCTTTTAAACAGCAGTAAACCAACTATTGAATTGGAAATTGAGCCATGAAAAAACTAATTCTTGCTTTGTCTTTTTTATCGTTTAACGCCAATGCTGAAGCAATCATGTGGTGTTTAAACCAAGATGGTAATAAAATTGTTTTGACCGATGAATTATGCGCTAACAAAAAATCAATGATTGCCTATGTTTTAAGTAATACATCGGAAACAACAATGGGTTGCTGGACAAACGATTCGTTAGCAATTCATGTGTTATGGTCGGGAAAATACTTTAGATCGTATGACTATAACGGATGGACTATTGTTAAAAAAGATCCAACACTATAATTAAAAGGATAAAAAATGACACAAGAAAAAAGATTGTTAAATTATTTGCAACAAGGCAATAAAATTACACGCTTAAAAGCATTAACTGAACTAGGAATTTTTGAATTATCATCGCGAATTATTGCTTTGCAAAAACAAGGTTATATTTTTATAAAAAATAGAATTGTGGTTAATAATCAATTTGGTGAAAAATGTAGCATTGTTGAATACAGTTTGGAAAAATAATGAAACTATGTATGTCATGTCAAAAAATGCCGGCAATCAAAAAGGTTGGTTGTCGGGTTTTATGCAAAAACTGTGTTGATGCTAGGAACAAAGCAATTATAAAGGCTAAAAAATTATGAATGGATGCCATAGCGATCTAATTCCTAACAGATGTCAGCATGATTTAGTGTTTCATAGCAATAAAAAAACATCATGGCCTTATATCTTTACGCGCAAATGCCAATACACTAAACAAGGCATTGTTGATAGCGGTTGCGATGGATGCAAACAAAGGAAACAAAATGAAAAAAATACTTAATTATTTGACCGCCAAAGACTATACTTTCATTGATGTATTGGGTAATTCAATAATTGGTGCGCTTATATATAACGGCACATGGCATTGGATTTGGTTATTGATTCCAATTATTTTAATTAAACATATATTAAAACAATTAAACGATAGGCTGATATGAGCAAAAATGATATAACTGGCGATGCCATTGTTAGCAAGTTTAGCAACACTTATGCTGATAAATACGATGCTATATTTCGCAACAAGGACTTAGCCAAATGTGCTGGCCAAGCCCCCGATGGATCAATGGTCTGCGCTTACAGGGAACAATGCAAACGCTATGCAATGCCAACAAGCGATCATCAAGCATGGTCTGAATTTTGGCGCGGTGGCGATGATTGCCCCAATTACATTGTTATCGGTTAAATAACGCCGCTTCATCTTTACGCCTGTTATCCAAGCCTTTTAAGACCTTACCACCTGCTTTATTATATTTAAGCAGGCTTTGTATAGCCGTAACTTTATCGCCGCGTAGCAACGCCTGACGGATGGTTGAACGCTGTAATACCCCAAGACCAAGGTTAAAACTAAAACTAACCATAGCATCAAATTCATTCTGTGAAAGGTGTATAGGTAAATAACGGGCAACCCCTCGTTCAAATCGGGCGACATCCTTAGCCAATAATTCGTCAATTTCCTGTTCACTCCATTTGCGATTGTCTTGTAATCTTAATGGCCACGCTTTACGCTGTGCCATACCATCTATGCTTGATGGGATCTTTGCCTGTTCAACATACATAACATGGCCAACCCCTATTGTCCAAAGCCTTGCAGGGCATTGATATGGTTTATATCTAACGCCCTCATGGTGCTTTAACATTTTAATCAATTCTTTACTTACTTTCACGATGCTTTTCCCATTGGCGTGAACCAAAGTAAAAACCAATTATGCT